AATGAAATACCAATGGGATCAACTGCAGAAAATGTCCGTGATGATATACCTGCTTATTTAAGTGAAGGTGAGATAGTTGTAGCTGCTGATGTAGTGAATTATCATGGTGTTAAATTATTCGAGGATCTTCGTGATGAAGCTAAGTTAGGTTATGCTGAAATGGCTGAAGACGGACGTATAGGTGGAGAGCCTATGGACGATGACGAAGAAGACATGTATGATGATGAAGAAATGATGATGGATGAAGACGTACCATTTGACATCGAAGATTTAGAATTAATGGAGGATGATGAAGAAGAACCTATCTATGCAAAAAGAGGTAGGATGGTAGGTAGAAGAAGAGGAAGAAGAAGAGCAGTAAAAAGAGCAAGACGTGCGCCAAGAAGAAGACCAGCACCTAGAAGAACTTCCTCTAGAACCTCTTCAGCAAACAGACAAGCTGCAAGGTCACGTGCTGCTCCTAGAGTAATTCGTACAAGTTCTAGAACCTCTTCAGCAAACAGACAGGCTGCAAGATCACGTGCTACTGCACCTAGAGTAACTCCAACACGTTCAAGCAATGTTTCCTCACCATCAAGTTCTACTCAAAGAACACCAGCGCAACAAGCTGCACGTGCTGCAGTTCTTAAAAAGATAGAAGAGGCTAAACAGAGAAGACTTGCTAAACAACAAGGTACAACAACATCAACTGGAAACAGAAGCTTTTCTTCTATAGTAGAAAGAAGAAAATCTGCTGCACCAAGACCCAAAAATAGATTTGAAAAACTTTTTGGTTTCGGTAGCAAAGCAGAACCAGAAAAAACAACAACAGGCGCTAACTTAGATTTTGGTTTTGGCGGTAATCCTATGGAACGTGCTGCTCGTAAATATGGCCCTAAAAAAGAATTAAAACTAGAGGAACCACCAAAAAGAGAAGAAAAGAAAGGTATTGATGTTCGTGGAGATAATCAAGCAGCTTTACAGAATCTTCAGGATGCAGGATCTGCTGCTGTTGAAGGTATAGCATCAGGTGCTAAAGCTGCTGGAAAGTTTCTTACAAGTTTCTTTGATGAAGGTGGTTTGGTAGATGATCCTAGCTACGCTCAACGAGGTGGCTTTGATATTTCTGATATGTATGACGAGGATGACAATTTAATTACAGGTGTAATGGAAGCTCGTACTTATAGAAATGCAGCAGGACATACCCTTGTAATAATGTTTTTAGATGGAGAACCTTTAACAGCTATTCCAGAAGGATACTACCCAGTAGGAGAAGATCCTATGGTAATACAAAATGCACAGCAAGCTGTTGCTGCTACAGAGGGTGGCGGTAGTGATGATGAACCAACCATTGAACCCCCGACACCTGTAGAATGGGAAACCTTGACTATTGATGAATTAACTGACGAAGTTCAAGATGCTACTAATCCTAAAGCTCCATACATAGAGGGATTTGCAACAGCAGTGACAGGTGGTCTTGGATATGTTATGACTTTAGCTAGACAAAAACATTTAAAAGACACTAAAGCAGAAGTAGAAAGAAGACTAGAAGATCCTGATTTAAAAGTTTTTGAAAAAGAATATCTAGAAAATCTTCTTGAGGTTGTAAATAATCCACCTAAAAGTGTATTAGGTCAGGTTTCAGATAAGCTTCAGGGAGTTGAACAGCCAGAATTACCAAACTTAACAGGTCCAAAGTATGATATGTTACCTGATAGTTATGGTGTTACTGAAGCATATACACCAGAAGTTACAGGAGCAGATCCGTATAAAGGTCCAACTTTATTCTCTCCCAAAACTAAAAAATCTGCTGAAGAAATATCTAAAGAAGCTGCTGAGAAATCATTTAGTCAACCTCAACCTCAATCTGAAACAGAAAGAATGCTACAGCAACAAAGAGATGCAGCTTCTGAAAGAGAACAAGAGGCAAGAGATAGGTCTAGAGATATAGCCAGTGTTGCACAACAGACAGGTTCAAGTATAGCACAGGTAGGTAGAGATATTGCCCCATCTGACGAAACTAAAGATCCTGACTTTGCTGACCCAAGAAGAGGTGGCGCACCAAGTACACCAAGACGAGGTGGAGGTGGTCGCAATAAAGGCGGCTTAATGAAAAAGAAAAAGACCAGTAAGAAAAAATCCAAATAACTATAAGGCCACTCAGCTTCGGCTGACCCCAATATAAAAGGAGAAAACAAATGGCTACAAACGAAACTGCTAAACCCAATCCTATGGTAAAACCAAGTATTCCAAAAGTGTTAATGGGTAGAGGTGGATACATGTCCACTGAAGAGCGTATTAAAAAAGACGAAGAAGAGCTTCTAGCTATGAAGAAAGAAGCGTTAGGTGTTAAAGATGACGAAGAAACCACTGAAGCTGAATCCAGTAGCGAAGAGCCTAAAGCTGAATCAGTACAGGCAGAGAGTGATACCAAACAAAAAGAAGAACCCAAAGCAGAAGCACAAGAAGATGACAGTAAGTTAGGTGCAGAAGAAAAGAACTTTAAAAAACGGTATGGTGATTTACGCAGACACTCACAAAAGAAAGAAGAAGAGTTTAATGCTAAGATAGCAGCGTTGGAAGCACAACTAACTAAAGCAGCAAAGCAAGAGCTTGTATTACCTAAAACAGACGAAGAGTTAGAAGCTTGGGCAAAAGAATATCCTGATGTAGCTAGTATCATAGAAACCATCGCAGATAAAAAATCAAAAGCTAATGCTAATGATTTAGAAAAACGCATGGCTGAGTTTGAAGAACTACGCATTACTGCTAAAAGAGAAAAGGCAGAAGCAGAACTTATTAATATGCATCCTGATTTTGTTGAGATACGTGAAGATGATAAGTTTCACAACTGGGCAAAGGATCAACCTAAATGGGTACAAGATGCTTTATATGAAAATGTAGATGATGCAAAGTCTGTATCAAGAGTACTTGACTTATACAAAATAGACAAAGGCATTGTTAGTAAAAAGAAAAACACTGCAGATAAAGCTGCAGCATCTTCAGTTAAAACAAAAGGCACGGCATCTCCAGAGGCTGACGAAGCAAGTAAGTATATACGTGAGTCGCAGGTAGAAGCAATGTCTATTAAAGAATACGAAAAGCGTCAGGAAGAAATACTAGACGCTCAACGTAACGGAAGATTTATTTACGATATATCAAGAAAGTAGTTGACATTCTAACTATTGTAGATAAAACTATAGCATATACACAACAATTAAAGTGTGTATGCTTTATCAAGCACTAGCCACACAAAGACTTACCTCTAAGTATAGGCCCAGCGCAGACAGGGAGGCCACCCTTGAAGCATAGCTGACTACCCTAAAACAAAGAGCCTCTTCAAAGTGGATATGTAGTGTACTAACCCCACGCCATATCTATAAAGGAGATTTTAATTATGGCTATTACATCAGCAAGTGGAGGCTTTGACGCTAATTTTAGCCCAATCATGTACTCCAAACAGGCGCAGATCGCATTGCGAAAAGCTTCTGTTATCAGCGCAATCACAAACAACTCCTACTTTGGAGAGATTGCAAATCAGGGTGACGTTGTACGCATCCAAAAAGAACCAGACGTAACTGTTAACGCACTACAGCGTCACACAGCTATTTCTGTAGAGAAACTAGATGACACTGACTTCCAGTTAACCATCGACAAAGCTAACTATTTTGCTTTTAAAATGGATGACATCGAAGAGCAGTTCTCACATATCGACTTCGTAAGCCTAGCTGCAGATAGAGCAGCATACAAAATGGCTGACGCAATCGACACAGATGTTTTACTGTACATGACAGGTACAGCTTCAAGTGGTCAATACTCCACTGCTGTTTCTGGTACTGCACAGCACCCAACGTCAGGTGAGCTAAATGGTGAATTTTTGAAAGTGAACCAGTTAGACATGTCTGACTTCAGCAACATCACAACTTCAGCTTCATCATCTACAACTGGTGACTCAGTTCCAGTAGCACCTAGAATGCCAGGCGCAACTTCAAAAGGAACTACAACTGCATCACCATTGCAAGTTATTGCAAGAATGGCTCGTCAGTTGGACACAGGCAACGTTGACTCACGTGGACGTTACTTGGTTGTTGACCCAATCTTTGTCGAAATGTTGAAAGACGAAGACTCACGTCTTCTAAATTCAGACTTCGGTGGAAGCGGTCTAATGAACGGACAGGTTGCAGCAAACATTCACGGTTTCCGTGTACACGTTTCAAACAACCTACCAACAGACGGTACAGGACCAGGAACTTCTGGCACAACTGCACAAGACGATAACTTCGGTATCATCCTTGCAGGTCAGGACGAAGCGGTTGCAACTGCAGAGCAGATCAACAAAGTAGAAAACTACAGAGATCCAGACTCATTCGCAGACATCGTTCGTGGTATGCACCTTTACGGACGTAAGATTTTACGCCCACAAGCATTGGTGACAGTACGTTACAACGCTGCTTAATCAAGATAAACTTAGAGGCTGGCTTAATGCTGGCCTCTTTGTACAAGTAATTTAATAAGGACATTGACATGGGTATTACAACAGCAATGTGTACTAGTTTTAAACAAGAACTTCTTGGCGGTGTC